CTTTTGCTCTTTGCCAAGTGAGCTAAATGGGTTCAGAACGATTGATCTAGGAGTATCGGTTGGAGATTCGTTTTTTCCCGCGCCCCACATCATTCCAGTTGTATTCGGATTTTCCTTGAACCATTTAGATAGCTCTTCATCTGGTTCTACAATAGGATAACCAAGGATTTTATCTGTTAATTTCCTTGGTGTTTTTGGTATTTCTTCTTCTTGAGCAAAGAACGGAAGACCTTTCGCTTCTCTTTGTTTGGCAAATTCTACCGACTTTGTGATAATCCTTTTGTTTAGCTCTGGATTGGCTGATCTTATTTTATCATCTGGCGTAGATAGAAGGTATTTCAATTCTTCATCATCAAGAGTAGGAACCATCGTTGGAATCAGTTTCTCACCAGTTCCCCAATCAATGCCAATAGACATTTCTGTTGATACATCCTTTGGGTTATCTAGGCGCGACATTGCGCCCAAAAAACCTAATCCTTTTGATGAGCCGTCTGGCCTTTTGTTCATTCCATTCATGTTATTGAATTGGTGGTGGTGGCTGCTCCTCTTCCTGCTCCATTGGCTTTACTTCAGTTTCTTCCATCTCAACTTCTTCGCCGGGGGTCTCGATCTCTTCTTCCTCGGTTTCTACCTCCTCGACTTCTTCCTCTTCTTCCATCTCTGGAGCTTCGGGAGCCTGTTGCATAGGCTGGGCTTTGCCCATTGTCTTTTGAATCTCGGCGCGAGCCTTGGCTTTCTGAAGCGCGAGTTGAGTAATACCCTGCTGTTTGCGTTGCTCGGTGCGCTGGGCATGGCTGACGGATGCCTTGCCGATAGAGATGTCTGCGAGCTTCTGCTTGGTATCGATCTCGATACCAGACTTGGCCGCGAGGTATTGTAGCTTGATGTCTTCTTCTGTGCTTGGCTTTCCTTGCTGGCTTTGCGCCATTTCTTGGTAAACAGCATTGATCTCGTCGCCCATCTTTCCAGCTTGTCCCATGCCTTCCATGAACTGCTTGAGGAAGTCTTGCTTGGACTGGTCTTTGGCGATGAACTCCACATGGGCCATGATGTGACCACCCTTGAACTGGATGGAGCGGACAACCTTGGCGAGTTCGTTGACATCCGCCGCACCAGCTTGGATCGCTTCCATGTTGGTCTGAATCTGCATCATCATGTCTTGGAAGTGACCAGTAGCGTGTTCGATATGCGGGTCGGTTGGCAAGACTGGGAAGTTCGCTGGGTTGACGAACACATCCGTCATGCCTGCGTTCTCGAAACCAATGATACGGGCAGTATCATCAATCTTGCTCATCTTCGTATTGCGATACCTAGCTACATTGTCCCGCCCCGCCAAAGCTGCGATGGCGTCTTTAACGGCATTCTCTTGTCCTTCGTTGGCTGGAGTAATGCTAGTAAGCGATACAAGTTTCTCCGCTGTGATGAGCTTGAAGCTAGGGCTTCCTGCTCCGTTGATGAGGTTGCTTCGGATGCTTGTGATGTTCTTCCAAGCGGCAGCTTCTTTAGGAGTTCCAAGTTCCTCAAGAATTTCGTAGAATTTTTTGACATACTCGTATCCCTCGTCATTGCGAGTTGAGGATACAAATCGGCGATATAGCTCACGGAAGTATAGAGTTTCGCACTCGTTGAAACGCCTGATTTGAGTTCCAGAAAGTTTTGCCGATTCCGCCGCATCGAGTTCCGCTTCGCCTTTGGTGCGTTGCGCCCCTCCTGCTGTTGGTGCATTGATGCGATACTGGCCAAGGCCGCGATAGAGATCGCCCATGTAGAACTGCATGAACTGCATTCCCTCCGCGACTGGCATCTGGAACCTGTTCTGTGTGAACTTGGCTCCGTCTGGCATAACGCTGATCGGAAGCCATTCCATCTGCTTGAGCATCTTGGTTGAGTCTGGCGAGCCTCCGTCCAATAGAAGCATGGAGTTTAAACGAACGGCATCCACAAGTCCGTTCATCGTGAAGTCATACTGGCGACACGCTACGAACGCCGCTTCAGCTTGGGACTTGATGTCGTGGAATAATCCGCTACCCACCGAGTCGGTGAGCATATAGATGATTTCATCCCACTTGTCGAAAAGCCCGACATTAAGTTGGAGGAAACCATGTTGGTCTCGGACAATTTCTTCGCTGACCTTTTCGCTGCCTTTGACATACTGGTTGATGTATTGGCTGATCGGGTTGTAGTCTTGGAGGATGACTGCTTTGGAGATTTTGCCGTCGAATTCCCTCCAGTAGATTTCGTAGAGGTCGATCTTTTGATTGACCGAGAGCGACCAATTGAATCCACTTTCCGAGATCGTGCGGAAGAAGTCTTCCCTTGTTTTGTTGTGTTCTGAAAAAGCCTTGTGGAATCTAATGGCGTCCACGACTGCATCGACATTCCACCCAAGGTCTTCGGCGGCAGATCGGTTCTCGATGACTTTGTAGAGTTGATATGGGGTGAGTCGAACTCGCCGCACAAATTCTTCCAGATTAGAGAAATCAACTTTGATATCATCAGGAAACAAGAGGTCAGAAAGCGGTATGTATTCTGGCATCCAACCAAGAGGGCTGTGCCACATTCCGATGCCTTTTCCATAGAGCAGCATCGACTCAAGTTCTTGCTCTTTGTTGTAGAGATACCCCGGCCATTCGCGGATCGCTTTGTCGAACGCGAGCGTGATGTTTTCCGTGTGGACGAGTCTTTCTTTTTCATTGCCATATTTTGTTTCGATTGTTGCACAGGCTTGCCTCTCCGTGATTACATCGTAGTAGCTGGACTTCTGGTTGTTGACGATGAACTCCATCTGCCCCCAGTTCACATCGGCCTGCCAAGGTAACTTTTTCTCTGCCAGTTTGCTATAGCCAGTAGGAGGGAATCGCTTGTAGCTTTTGTATACCCGAATGCGTTTATTCTCGCGGCCAGAATTTGACAGCGCGAGATTGTTTGCGATATTCCAAGCGTGGTTCGATGATGAAATCCTAGTATTTGGGACTTCTCCATCTGGGCCAAGTGTTAAAAGTGAAAAGTTGTCTGATCCGACTGATATAGGCATAATGAGTTATCGTTAACGATAGAGTTATTTGTTGAACAGATTGTTTAACGCTTGTCGGCGTTGTCTGCAACTAGAGCATCCTTTTGCGCGTTGTTCAAGTCTTGTTCCTGCTATCCTATCAACTACTCTTGCCACACCATGAATAGCTTGTGCAACACGATCTCCCGCTCCAACCCAACACCTGTCCGCTGGTTGGCGTTCGCAGATTTGAGATTCGATAATATCTGCTAAATCGTTTGGCGCAGTAACTCCATTTGATCTCATGTCTTTTATGACATTCTCTATTAGTCGGGACAATGATTCTCCGTAGACTGTCGCTGGGAATTCAAGATCGTTACGAGTGATTACATACTTGTAATAAAACCCGCCTACTGGAGCGCGTCTAGGTTCTTTAAGTTTCATCTTGCCTTGCGCGTGAAGATGAGGTTTCATCATTCCTATGTCAAGAAAAATTGTTTCTCAAAATGGCATTCGGAAATATGGGATGGTATTCCCAGAAAACATGAACCCGCTTGAGATCGAGCTTTATTGCTACGCTTTAACCCGTGGTGATTATGGAAGGACAATGCGAGTTAAGAAGAACATGGAGCTTTCTGACTACAAACTTTTATCGCCATACGAACACTTTATCATGGCTGTCCAGTATATGTGGCCGACTGATGTTGTGATCAAGAATCGTGGTTATACCAATACTCAACTTCTTAGGACTCTTGAGGAGTTGTGTAACAATGACGATGTGTGCTTGGCTGGAGCCGCTTCGATGGGAAAGTCATTTCCAGTCGGTCTGTGGATTTATCTAGATTGGTGTGCTGCTCCGCATTGCACATCTTCTTGGGTGGCCACTACAACCCTTGGAGCTTCGGAAGATCGTATCTGGGGTATCATCTCAAAACTCTGGAAGTGTGCTTCCAATAAGATTGGCAATCTCGTTGACTATCGCCACATGATTGTTTGGGGTGGCGCGACTGGTGATGATGAGAAGGACTACCGCAATGCTATCAAGGCTATTGCATTCCCTCCCGGCTCTGAAGGTCAGAAAGCTATTGATACTACCCGTGGTCGTAAAAACGATAGGGTCAGAGTAGCCTTGGACGAGTTGCCAGAAATGGAGATGGGCGCGATTAACATCAGACAGAACCTTTCTTCTAACGATGACAAGGTTTTCATTGGTATAGGAAACCCATCCGCTGGGGACAATCCCCACACTCGATGGGCTATGCCTAAAGGTCACACTAACTTTGATGCGGTGAATGCAGATATTGAAAAGTGGGAGACTGAGACAGGCGTTTGCTTGTTCTACAATGGAATGAAGTCGCCGAACTTCCAAGCTCCTGCTGGTGAACCTTCTCCATTCCCGTTCCTAATGGATCGTAAGAAACAGTCGGACATTTTGAAGATGTCATATGGTGACGAGAACTCTGTGGACTATGTGCGTAACGCTATTGGCTGGTGGCCTAAGTCTGGTTTTGCACAAACGATCCTAACCGCCGATGTCATTCGGAATGCAGACACATACTCAGAACCTATCTGGGATCACAATGACCTCATCAAGATTGCTGGATTCGATACTGCCTTTACAGCTGGTGGTGACCGATGCGTTCTGACAGTCTGCAAGCTAGGCTATGTCCGTGGAACATCACAGAAGGTTATGTATCTGGAAAACCAAGAAGTGATCCAGATCGCTGCTGGTCAAGCTACCGAGTTTGATGTCCAAGTCGCCGCGAAGGTCGTTGACCTATGCCGTAAGCATGATGTGAAGCCTAGCAAGTTTGGCATGGATGTCAGCGGTGATGGTGGTCGAATCGGACAGGCTATCATGCGCGAGTGGCTACGGCATGATAAGGATGGTTCGTCTATCGCTCTTATATCCTCTATGGGTCGCCCGACTGATCGTATCGCAGCCGATGTAGATAAGCGGCCCTGCACCGAAGTCTATGATCGTCTTATCTCCGAATATTGGTATCAGAGCTTCCACGGGTTTAAGGCTCGTGTGATCTATGGAGTCGAAGCATCTGGTGAACTAGGACGCGAACTATGCCTCCGTAGGTATCGCACAAAGAACAAGAAGATTTCCGTAGAGACTAAAGATGACTACAAGGGTAGAACTGGATTCTCGCCCGACTTGGCTGACTCGTTCCTCTATGCACTAGAGATGTCCCGCCGCAATGGACTCAATTTTATCGGTAACGATAAACCTGTCCCAACTGATCGCTTTTGGGCTAGGCGCGAGGAACAGGTTAAACCGATGCAGGACGATGACTACTATATGTCCGACGATGACGGTGAGGACTGAACATATTCAATCCAGTTTTTTAGATCGTTGTTTGAAATTTCATCAAAATCAACTTGCTGATCATCAAAGAAAATGAAGCACTTTTTGATGTATTCCACTTCTTTGGACTCGTTGTTGTGGCTGAAAAGATAAACGATCTTTTCGTTGTCTTCAGATATTAATGTTTTCATGTTCCTGTAAGTGCGCGGCATTCTACCCAGTCTGTATTAGCTACATGGGCGTTTCCGGTTGTAAGGCGGAACCATCCAGAAATTGTGTATTGGCTCCCCAATGTTCCTGCCACAACTGGATTGGCATTTTCAACAAATGTTCCAGAAATGTAGTATCCGCTCGCTGGTTGTGTAAAGCTGGTTGTAACAATTGTATTCCTGATCTGCCCGTAGTTTGAGGCAGTCGGATCACCAAATATTGGAATAACGATGTTGTTCTTGAAGGCGGGGATCAAGCGAACACCATAGTTGGTTCCTGCGTCATTTGGGCCACCAATTGTGAAATCGGCGTAGATATAGTTTCTTCCAGATGGGTAAATGATTGGTGGGCCTTGAAGACCTGTAGAGGCACAATTCTTGAAAACATTGTCGGAAACATACAAGCCAATAAGGAATGAATTTAATATTCCAGCGGCTCCAGATGTTGCTGTCCATGTGTTATTTGCTGCATGGTTGGCATTTCTATAGAATGGATCAATATCAAAAGTATTGCTTGTGATCAGAATGTTAGATGCACCAACACCGCTTCCAGATGTATTGCATAATATCCCATACCCAACAACATCAATGATTGTGTTCCTTGAAATAGTAACATTATTGAAATCAATGATGTTTGATGTGGTTATATTTACAAGGTTAATCCCAGTAAATGTTGTTCCAGATATAGTATTGTCGGAGATATTTAGTCCATTGATTCCGCTGCCGAAAATAATTCCATGTGTAATTTGTGATGCTGAATTTACTGCTGGATTTGAATAGAATCCTGTAGTTATTCTATCAAACAACTGACCATAGCCAAAGTTAGAGTATTGCGCTGTATCACCAAGCGTTCTTGAGATAATGTTGTTTGTGATATTAAATCCAAACATTCCAGACCTAACTGTCGCTCCATTGTTTATGTTGGTCAGATAATTGTAGTCATATGGAAGTGTGCTAACGCCGGGTTGTTGAGCAAGTGCTTGTTTGCTTCTACCATTTTGGTATATGCAGTATATCGCTGAGTTTGTCCCCCTGTCACCAAATGTATCTGAAATTGTATTTCCAGTAATATTGATGGACAAAGAATTTGTCTGGCCTTCAATGTTTGCCGCTCCAGTTGTTTCAATGTGGATTGGAGTTCTAAGCATCCTCCTCATCACATTGTTTGATATGATGAGTTCTTTGGCTCCAAGAACCTTAATTCCCTGTGATGCTTCTATTGTGTTGTTGGTTATTATGAATGACCCAGCCCTTGGGGAATCTGCATTGTATGCATGAGCTGCAATACAATCATCAGTAACCGCTTTGAATGTATTGTTTGAGAAAATAACATTTTGGCTGCTCGTAGCGCGAAGTCCATCCAATGCAATATATTCAAGCCTATTACCAGTAAATATTCCATTCTTAACTTGGTTGAACGCTGTTGCCATTGCGCGTAATCCAACCATTGTAATGTTTTCAAACCTCAGTCCATTGATATTGTTTCCAGTAAAACAGAACTTTTGGTTTGTCATGTTTAACTCTGTAAGCAGAGTTCCTTCTACCTTGAAGTTTTTAAACTCAATGTTTCCTGTTCCTGACGGATCAGTTATGATCATGTCATTTCCGCTACGGACTTGGGTTGATTTATCATCAAAGAAAATAACTGACTGATCTCCTTCTCCTGCAAGCGATGTGTTTGAATAAATTGTCCAAACATTGTTTGCAGTATCCGCCTTGCGATACCTTCCAGCGGGTATATACACAACTCCACCTCCAGCGGCGTTTGCTTCATCAAATGCGGCTTGAAAAGCGTTTCTATCATCAGTTACACCATCACCAACAGCACCAAAGTCTCGGACATTGAAAACCTCGGATGTTCTTGTAACAAGATTCCTTGCAGTTGTTGTTCCTGTTGCAAAGAATGCCGTGAACTCATTGAAATCGGCGGTTTGCCATGATGTCCCATTCCAAACGAACATTGTGTCGCTGCTTGTATCAAAATACAATGCACCAACTGTTGATGTGACTGGAGCGGACGATAAAGCCCCTAAATAAACTAATTGAAAACTATTCAATGCAGCCTGCGCTAAAGCCGCGCATTGGCATGATTTATTCGCGTAGCTTGCAGCTAATGCGCTATCCTTTGGTTTGTTTTGTGATGGTGGGCATGAGCAGGTCATATTTTAAGTTATATTCAATGTTGATGTTGATGAATCGTATGTTCCAGACCTTCCAGCAACTCCAGTTCCTGTCAATGCTATGATTGATATTATTTGAATCACGGCTCTTCTAGATTATAAATTTCGTGCGGATGCTTTAAATTCATCCTAGCAATTTCAGAATTGCATTCTTCCATTGTTCCTACAAACAATGTTCCGCTCGTAGCAATTGATTCATCTGTTTTCTCATATGACACTATTAGTTTATCTGAGTATACCAACTTCCAATTCGATATGGAATCGTCGTATGACCAGCCGTTTTCGTTAGGCGGAATTATCATGGCACTGTTACTGTAAGTGTTGAGGTTGCTGCTGCCCATGTTGCTGTCGTTCCAACTGGAACGCCAATCAAAGTTACTGAACCATAAGAAAGATTAAATGATCCTTGGAAGAAGCGAAATGTTGTTGTTCCAGATGGAGGGGAAACATTAAAAGAAACCGAAAGTCCAGTAGTAAATGCTGCGGTTGCCGTGGAAGCTCCAACAGTTCTATAAGCTCGGATTGTTCCAGCAGTTCTGGTTGTGCTTCCCGTGTAACTCAAAGTTCCCTGTAAATCAAGAGGCCCGTTTCCTGTTTTTTGAATTCCTCCGCCCCCTGAGATATCTCCCGTAATCGTTATTGTGTTAGCAAAAAGAGTGCGTATCTGTAGCAATGCGTTAAGCTGAAAATCATTCGGAAGAGTTACATTGTTGCCCGAATCAATTCGTCCCGAGCTGTTAAGCAGACTGAAGAGTCCTGTTCCAAAAGCGTTGCTTGAGTCATATTTGATATAATTGCTTGTCCCTGTGCCAAAATAATCTGTGCCTCCAGAATATGTGTTGTTACCGCCTATTGTTAAAATGTTTACTCCTCTTTTTTCCAGCAATCCCGCTCCGCTTATTTCGCCATTAAGTGTTGATGCCAGTGAAACTGTAAGAGTCCCTTGGTTGATCTGAGTAGGCCCAGTATAATCGCAGACTCCAGAAAGCGTTAATCCACCAATTCCATTTTTAATTAAACCTACTGATCCAGTAATTGCTGCCGAGACAGTTGTGCTGAGATAGCACATGAATTGCAGAAAAGTAGATGATACAGAAACTATTGCAGTAACTGCGCTATTTCCAACCCACGCAGCAGATGAATCAGATAATTTCATCCAACTATAATATAGAGAGTGTTAGCGTTTGGAGTAATCGCGCTATACCCCGCTGATGTTATTTGCATCATGTTGGTTAGTTGAGTTGCACCGCCAATTCCTGTAATATCACTTCCCACCGCAGATAGGTTTGTCCTCGCGCCAGATGCTGTTGTTGCCCCAGTTCCTCCATTGGCTACATCTAGTGTTCCTGCCAAAGTTATAGCTCCAGTAGTTGCTGTATTTGGAGTTAGACCAGTAGTTCCAGCAGAGAATGTCGTAACCCCGCCAGCGGTTCCGTTTGATGCTGATGTGATTCTACCCTGCGAGTCTACAGTTAAATTTGTATTTGTATAACTTCCCGGCGTGACCGTAGTATTAGCCAGCGATATGGCGGGTGTTGTTCCGCCAGAAGACACGATTGGTGATGTTCCAGTAACAGATGTTACGCCCCCAGCGGTTCCGTTTGTAGCAGCAGTAATTCTGCCTTGAGCATCTACCGTGAGATTCGTATTTGTGTAGTTGCCGGGAGTTACCGTTGTATTTGCTAGGCTTATAGTTCCTGTTGCGACAATCGGGCCACCTGTTAGACCTGTGCCTGTGCCTACATTCGTAACTGTTCCGCTTCCAGATACAACTTGCCAGCTGCTTCCATTCCATACAAAGAAGTTGTTGCTAGTCGTGTTAAAGTATAGTGCGCCTGTTGTGGCTGGTGGAGGGGCTGATGGGAATGCTCCAAGGTATCTTGTTTGGAAATCATTCCATATAGCCTCAGATTGATTTGCGTCACTTGATGCCGATTCCGCCGATGCTTGCGCGGCTATCTGTGCTTGGACAGCTACATCTCTGCATTCACATGACTCTGAGGCGCATTCGCAAGCCTTGTATAACGCGCGATTTATTGCATCTTTAGCGTTATTTAGCTCGCGCTTGGTGACATCATGGCATCCCATAGATCGTAAAAAATCATACGATTAAAGGATTATGTCAAGTTGATTATCGTTAACGATAAAGATTAGCCATCGCCATTTCAATGCCCAAACGCATATTGTAAGACGATGATTCGGTTAGTTTAGAAAGAGGAGGTTGCAGCCTCCCACTATGAAAAGTTTACTCTAGCACACCTTGCAATTCCATCAAGTTCGCTAGGTCTTCGCTGACTGTAATCCTGCAAGCCTTGTCTCCACCAAATGTCGTTCCTAGCATTTCAAGTTTCTCTAGTTCTGACTTCTTGATCCAGCAGTCCACCCAATCTTGGCGGAAGCGAATCTTGTATTGGTTTTCTGCAACGAATGTGCCTTCGCACACGATAAGTGATTTGAACATATTATTTGAATTGGTAAACTAGGTATCCGTTTTCTTTCGCCCACGCCGGGTTGTCGTGGATTCTTTGGTGACAGGGGCGGCATACAGCCAAGAAAGTGCGCTTCTCGCAGGTGTTTTTTCCTCGTCCACTTTTGTGGTGGATGTCTGTTGCTTCCCTACCACAAATTTCACATCTCCCGTTTTTTTCTTCAAGATACTCTCTCCTTACTCGGCTGTATTCGAGACTACGCTTTCTGGATCGCTCGCTAAATGGACTGAGTTTTCCTCCTCTTTTCTTGAATCCGCTTTTAGCTTTGAGTGGAGTTTTGCGTCTGAGCATAGAGCTATTATTTTCTCGATGTGTTGCTTCTTCAGTATGGATTTCGAGGATGTCTCGATCTGGTTGATCAAGCTCCCAGTCACCCCGATCTTGTCTCCCAAATCACGGACAGACAAACCAAGCCCATTACGGCAGTCGCGCAGATATACGCCAAACATTTTTCGTGCGTTATGTTTGATGCTTCTGCTATGTTCAATAGCTGATAGGTAGCTATTGTATGCGACTTCTAACTGATGCATATTTGTGGAGTATAGACAAACATATTGACAGGTCAATCTTTTTTTTATAGTATTGGAGGATATGGATAACCACAACAGCAATATTGATTTGGATATGACTGCATTCAAGTTTCTTGAGTTTGCCAGAAAGTCCGTTCTGATTACAAATATGTCTCTCGCTGAAGCTATGGGACAAGGCATCTTTTCTTCCTACGAGGTTTTTAATGGAGACGGAGGATACCTAGTGATGGGAGTCCGGCCAAACTCTACCGCGATAGCCGCGACCTACTCTGGCAAACGAGTCCTTTGGTCTGAACTTGCCCTAATCAAAGACGAAGACCTAGAACTCCATCATAAACTTCATGCTATGGACTGCTCAGATTTCGATGCCTCCGATATGGCTTGGACTAACCTCGTAGATCAGGTCGAGGAGTGGGTGAAGTGCGAGCGTGAAGAGATTGATTTGAGTTATCGGTAACGATAACGCTTGACAGATTTCGATCATCTGATATGGTGGTCAATGTGTGAGAGATCACACCTCGGCGTGGAAACCGAGACAACGAAAGATTAAATCAGAAAATCAACTATATCACCCTTCTGCTACAGAAGCTTTCCACCCGACATTCAATCGGTCTTTCGTCTGTGGCAGGGGGTGGCCCTCTTTAAATAATGAGTAAATCAAATCTATTGATAGACGAAACTCCTATCGTCTTTCAGCCATCATTGGCAAAACTTATAGGACTACACGAAGCCATTGTTCTTCAAACATTGCGTTTTTGGTGCGGACAGAAGAAGTGCGGAAAGGTTGTTGATGACGAAAGGTGGATTTTTAACACAGCCGAGCAATGGCGTGAGTTCTCTTTTCCGTTTTGGTCTGCGCGGACAATTGGGGAGATTTTTCGGACGCTTGAAGCAATGGGATTGGTGAAGTCAAAGCAGTTTGATTTGAAGGCTGGGAAGGCAATGAAGTATTACACAATCAGCCAATCTGCGCTTACAATTCTTACATCGGAAAGGGCAGACCATTTGGAAGATTCTTCCACACCCATTTGGAACATTCTTCCAGACCACTTGGAAGATTCTTCCCGTTCCGCGCGTGCGCGTCATATTAAACAATATACAGAGAAACAAACAGAGAAACAAAAACCCCTACCCCTTCACAAAGGGGATGAGGAAAAAGTTGAAGAATTGTTTTCTAACGAACAAAGTTCAGTTCCGAGTTCACCAATGATTGCCAATCGTTCAGCAATGGCTTCACGATCTAAAGCAATCCCTGAGAACATCGCCGTTTTCCAGACCAGAGCCAACCGCCTACTCGGTCGCCGCGATTCCACCAAATGGGCGACCAACGAAATCAAAGCGGCGGCGAACTGGTTGGATACCACCGAGGATGAATGGAAGCTACTGGAGGGATTCTACGCCAATCGCGGGAAGGAAGGATACTACTGCCGCACGAATATGCTCACCCTCCTCAACAACTGGTCGAGTGAGATAGACAAGG